AAACTCGCGGACGAGTTCGCGGATGGTGAGCCGCCAGAAGCGTTCATCCGAGATGCCGATTTTCCCCGCTTCGATTTGGAGCGCCCGCCAGTCCCAACCGGACGGGCGTCCGGAGGGTCCGCGGGCGGGGTCTCCAGGCCCAGGACCTTGAGGTCGACCGCGTCCGGTTGGACGCCATCAATCAACGCGCGGACCATCAACGACGATTCGCGCCAGCCGATGGCGTTCATCAACCAGCCCGTTTTGTCGACCGTCATCTCCGGATGATGCGCGCGGAGCGCACACCACAAAAAGAGACGCGCCTCGATGTAACGCCCGTCCTTCATGTTTTCGAGGACGAACGTCCAGAACGGAACGCGACGCGCCGGGGTCGAGACCATCGCCTCGACCTCGCACATCGCGTTGATCGTCATCTGGAACGAGTACGTCGTCCCCTCGACGTCCGCGGTGACGATGTTTCGTTCCATGTTCCCCGGCATGGTGTCCTCCGTCAGCGCGTCCGCCAGAACCCCAGCCCCGGCACGAACCAGGACAAGATCCACAGCAGGACGAGCAGGAACGCGACGACGCGGAGAATCTCGCGGAACGTCGAGTCCATCGGCAATCGTCCGAACAAATAGAGCACGACGCCGAGGACCGCGAGGGTCACCAGCGCGGAGATGATCATCGGCATCGGTCCCCCCGTTCGATTACGGTCCGCTCCGTCACCGTCACGCGACCCGCCGTGATTACGGGAGCGCTTCGGTGTAGTCGTGATCCGGCGTGATCTCGATGTCCAGGTCGACGGGGTTCGTATCGTCGAACGTCCCCGGCTTGTACTTCGAGACGAATCCGGAAAACGGATACTCCTCGGGTTCGACGGGCGGCGTCGCGGTCGGGTCCCCGTCCGTCAACCGGACGATGAAGTTCCAGTGCTTGCGCGTGACGGAGAGGTTCAACAATCCGGGCGGTTGGTCCGTCCCGTCGCCCGCCTGATTCGACTGTGACGGGTCGGACGGCAACCATCGCGCCTTGATGACGAAGTTCCCCATATCGCGCATGGCGGCCGAGTATTCGTGCGCCGCCCTGGGCGAGCGGAGATGTGTGACCTTCATTTTCGCGGTGTCCAGGGACCCCGGATCGATCGAGACGATGCCCTTTACCGCCTTGAACGTCTCGGGTCCCGGTGTGACGTCGCCGACGCCGACGAGCAACTGTGCTCCGTAGCCTTGTTTCACGTCGGCGGCGATCGGATAAAACGTGTTTGTGATGTCGGTCGTCGGAGACATTGTTTTTCACCCTTCTCTGTAATGGACCAAATAGTCGTGCCTCACCCGGAGTTCCTCGAGTTCGGCGCCCTGGAAATCGCGCGCGCCGTCGACGAGATGTATGTGATCGACGCGCGTGCCGCCGATGACGCCCTTCCAGCCCGCGAGACCCCAGTCGGGACCGCCGGGGACGCCATGCGCCGCGGCCGCCAACGCCTTCGCGGTCGCGAGCGGGTCGCCGCCTGGCGTGCGATCGACGAAGTAGTCGATCTGGACGCGCGACGAGATGAATCCCGTCGTCCCGCGGAGATGTGGCGGGTCGTCGCGCGTGATCAACTGGACGCGAATCGCCGGGAGTACGCCCTTTTGCGGCAGGATCAACGCGTAGACGCGATCGTCGACGATCGCGACGACCGCGGGAATCGCGAGGAGACGCAAGCAGATGATGTCCTCGGCGTCGAGACTCATGCCGCGATGTCCTGCTGCGGGACGCCGCGTTCGGCTTCCCGCGCGATGACCAACCAGAGACGCGCGCCGAGTCGTTCGAGGACGATTTTCGACATCTCCTCGAACGCGGGTCGCATGAACGGGCGCGCGACATGGAACTTCCAACCGAACTCCCAGAACCAGCCGTAATAAAAATCCTTCGACGGTCCGACCAGGACGCGCGCTTCCTCCGCGTCGCTCTTCGCCGGTTGGATGACCATCGAGTCCGCCAAATGCGGCGCGTCGGGACCTCGCGGCGCGAGGTCGGACATCCGTCGCGCCATCGGTTCGGCCGCGGTCGTCAACGCCTCCAGGAGGACCTCGCGCGTCAACGCCTCCGACAACCGGCGAAGGTTGTCGGTGAGTTGCTGCGCGCCGGTAAAGGTCATCGTCCAATCCGCCGCCATCGGGTCATCCCTGCCGCGCGCGCGTCATGAGTTGCACGCCTTCGCGCCGGCCGATTTGATTCGCGTCGATGATGTCGAACGCGCGTCCCTGGTAGACGAGACGTCGCGTTTTCGGCACGTCGACGAGTTCCGGATCGAGGTCCGCGCGATAGGCGGTTTCCCAGACGTCCTCGAACGGCGCCGTCTTCTGGTCCATCGTTTGGCGTTCGGTGCCGGTGATGTGTCGCTTCGACATCCAGACGATCGGCGCGAGGACCGTCCAGTCCTCGACGGGAAACCGCGACGGCCCGATCGAGGGGACGAGCTGCTCGACGATGACCGCGCGATCGCGTGCGCCGGGGTCCATCCGCTCACCACGCCTTTTTCCAGAAGTGATGGAACTGGAGACCGTTCGGACTCGACCCGACGCGGACGAGTTCGTTGACGGTGGTCGACTTCTCCAGGTTGAACAACCGATGTGAGTAGCACTCCGCGACGAGGAGCGCGATACAGGCAATTTCCCGTTCGAGACTCGGGACGACCGTCACATCGGGGACGCCCGCCTGATAGGTCACCGTCACCGCGTTGAAGCGTGACCCTTGCGTCGTCGGCCAACCGTGCCCCGGATACGGCCAGATTTCCGCCTTCGCGAACGTCCCGGACGGTTTGACGAGGAAATCGGTGTCCGCCACCAGGTCGACCGCGGTTCCGGTCTCGTCGTAATAGCTCACGTTCTCGACCTCGATGAGCGGCGGACGATCGAGACGGATTTTTCCCGCGGGGAACCGATCGAAAATCATCTCCTCGGTCCGCGGCATCAACGCCTTTTCCGTCCAGCCTTCGTATACGGACGACGCCGCGAGAATCAGTCGACGGATGTGTTCGTCCTCGACGGGCCCGTTCACCGCGCGGAGGACGAGGTCGCGGATGTAGTCGACCGTCGCGACGAGCGCGGTCGGTTCGACGACCGTTCGGATTTCGTGATGGACGCCGAGGTCCCATGGCGCGTCGATGGTCGACCCGAACGGATACCCGAACGGATAGACGGTCATCGCGTCCGCTCCCAGGCAGGCGGCTGTGCGTCCTTGCCGCGCTCGCCTTGCGGTCCGGGCGGTCCGGTCTTCCCGTCTCGACCTCGTTTGACACAGAGCGTCCAGGCGCGACGCCCGTCCGCCGAGAGGTCATCCGGACGAACCGTCGACGTCGCCTCGCGATTGATCCAGAGCGAGGACGCATAGGTCACACAATCGCCGGGGACGTACTCGGTCCCCGCGGTCCAGACGCCCAGGTACTGCGGGATGGCGTGAACGACCCGTCCGAGTTCCCGTCCGTCGACCGTGAACCGAATCACGCGTCCGTCGACCTCGACGCGACACATCTCCAGCGTGCCGTCCTTGCCGTCGGTCCCGTCGACGCCGGGGACGCCACGCGCGCCAGGGTCCCCAGGCGGACCGATGTCGCCACGGTCCCCGCGGTCGCCTTTGTCCCCCTTGTCGCCGGGGTCCCCGCGCGGTCCTGGCGGTCCTGGTTGGCCGTCGCGCCCTGGTTGTCCGTCGCGTCCGTCGCGCGGGTCGGGACGCGCCTCCAGGACCAGGAGACGCGCGACCAGGGGCGCGATCGCCGTCGCGATCGCTTCTCGGGTGACGGTATGGACCGCGCGCATCATCGCCGCGAGTTCCTCGTCGGTCATGCCGCCGCCGCCTTCCAAAAGTGGAGGACCGCGCGCGCTTCGAGGTCCTCAATCGGGATGTGTTTCGGGATGGGCGCGGACGCCGCGACGGGGACCGGCGCCGGGGCGGGCGTCGCGGGCGCCTTCGCGAACGGGTCCGGCTGGGCGTCGCGTTTCGCGAGCGCCTCCAGCGAATAGTTTTGCTGCTGCAGATACGGCGCGTCGCCGCCGGTGACGGGCGGGAGGTCGAAAAATCGGAAGCGCGCTTCGTTCGGCGCCATCCCGCCCGACCCGATCGCGTCGGACGCCGCTTTCGTCTTCGACGCGGTGTCCATCTTGAGCAGGTCATCGAGGTCGAATTCGGTCCCGAGGGTTTGTCGTTGTCCGTCCTTCAACAGCCCGAGACCTTCGTCGAGGAGCGCCTCGATGCACTCCATCGGGTTCTGTAGCGCCTGCTGGTAGTACTCGATGTTCAACGCCTCGACGGTGACGTTCGCGGGCGGCGGGGCGATGCCGACCTTGTACGGCGGAACGTGAAACGCGGTGCAGACATTTTCCGCGGTCCATTTGAGTTGATCGATGAGTTGAGCATCGACCGCGGACATCGACATCGTTTTGTATTCGAGACCGTTCCCGAGGACCGCGACCTTCCCGACGTTCGGGCCGGTGTACTGCTGCATCCAGCGCTCTTGCATCGTCTTCGCTTCCTCGTCGGAGATTTGTCCCGGCGCCGTGAGAATCCCGGACGGCTGGAGACCGGACGCGAAAAACTTCGCCTGTGTGCCCTGGACTTGCAGACCCTGCACCGCCGCCAGCCCGCACGCCGTGATCGGACTCACGCCGCACAGCGGGTGATAGAGCGGGACCATGACGTCATGGATGATTTCCGACGCGGGCACCGTCGCGAGACTCGCGTCGACGCCCGACAACGGGTCCGGCGACAACGAATAAAAGACCGAACCATCCGGGGCGACCAGGGGTCGGCAGCACTGCGGATTCAGCACATACATCGCGACGACGACGTTCCGCGCGTCGCGCTCTTTGAGGACGTAGGTATTTCCCCAGCAGAGTTTGGAAATCATCCATTGCTCGACGAACTTGATTCGCGTTTGGTAGTGGTTCGGTTTCCGGAGGAGCGGCGAGTACGCGGGATTCTCGACCGGCGACCAAATCCCGTGGTCGTCCTTTTCGACGAGTTGAATCGCGAGTTTCGCGATGTCGGACGCGATGAGCGTCACACAGGCATACACCGGCGCATAGGTCACGACGCTCGGGACCGTGACCTCGATGTTCCGCTGCCATTGCCCGGGAAAAATCTCCGCGACCCGCGACCAGATGCCGCCGTGAACGCCGAGGGCGGATGTGTCGGTGACGAACGGGATGGACTTCGCGATGGGCGCCTCTCGCTGACGGGTCCAGGGGAGGCGGAGTTCGAGACCGAGGACGTTCACGGTTCGGGGACCAGGTCGCGCCGCTTGTAGCGTCGTTTCGATGGTGTGACCGTGGTCTCGTCCGCGCGCGCGAAGCGCGTCTTACGCGCGCGATTGAGGACGAGCGCCTCGACCGCCCGCACCTGGAGGACGTCGCCCTTCGCGAACGTCTGTCCGCGGTGTTCAAACGCGACGAGCGCGACGACGGGAATCCGATGTGAGTCGCTCATGCCACGAACGACGACGACCCGCGGAGTTGCTCCGAAAACCCGCGCGGGTCGTCGTCCCTGGAAGCGTTACGGTCCGACCGGGGCGCCCCATTGGACGTCGTCGAGATATTCGACCGCGGTCGGTCTCGCCTTTTTCCAGTTGATGTGCCGTTCGGCACGAATCCCGATCAAGTTGTTTTGCCAGAGCGAGACGAGCTCGGCGCCGGTCCCGGTCTCGCCGTCTTGTGTCGGCGCGTCGGACATCTCCAACGACGCATAACGGTTGACGTCGATCGCGACGGACCCGTCATCCGCGAGGAAAATCTGGTCCGCGTTCGCGAGGACGACGATATTTCCATGCGGCGCGCCGAGACTCGCTTGCTGTGTCCCGAGGACCGGCAGACCCGAGAGGGTTCCGCCCTGGATGGTCATGCCGGAAAATTCCTGCTGGCCGAGGGCGTTGACCATCAACGACAGCATCAAGCACAACGTATTCGGCATGATCAGCACGGCTTTCGTCGGGTCGACGTTCGCGACGACGAACTTCCCGAGGAGCGCCGCGAGGTCCGCGCGGACCGCGTTCGCGTCGTTGCCGGACGACGCCGTCGGGGTCACGCCGTTCGTAATCGACGCCGGTCGGACGTTCGTAATCTCGGTGATGGCGGGGTCGATGAAATCGTGGTCCTGCTTCTGGACGACCGCGCCGGTCAACGCCGCGCGGACCGTCGTCTCCGCGTCCGGACGCGAGACCATCGCCAGCTCGTCCGCGATGACGGAAATCGCCGCGAGTTTCGTAATCCCGAGACCGCCCTGGTCGTAATCGAACTTCGTCAGCGGTTTCGGTTTCGCTTGTCCGACCCAGCCCGCCGTCCCGCCCGAGGTCATCCCGGACCATCGGACGTTGAACGGGACGTTTCGGAGTCCCGGCATTCGTCCGATGATGGTTTGCGGTCGGAGGAATTCGAGGAACTCGCCCGGGAGGTCGGTCGGGTACGCGATCGGCGCCGCGTTGACGGGGTCGGTCGTCGTCGACGCCCCGATCGCGGCTTTCAAATACAGATGGACCGCGAGGTCATCCGGATAGCGCGCCTTCGCGACCTCAACCGGATTTAGATGGTTCATGAACCCGATCAACTTGCAGATGACCGCGCGCGCGAACCCGATGCCGGGGTCGCGATTCGCGCGGACCGTAACGACCGGCACCGTCGACGCCGGGGCGCGCGAGGCGAGACCCTCCTCGGGCGTGGACCCGAGGACGGGACGCGCCGCTTCGCGATTCCGTTTCTCGACGATTTCCAGGCGTTTCGCTTCGCCGTCCAGCGCCTCGATCCGTTCGTCCAGGTTGTCGAATTCGTCTTGCTTGTCCTTCGTCAACGTCTGTCCGTCGTCGACGGACATAATCTCGGTCTGCCGCGCGACCAGGAGCGCGCGTTCGTTCGCGATCGCTTTGATCCGTTCCGTAGTGGTTTTCATCGCGACCCCCTCTCGACGGGTCGTCGAGGGCGATCGGACCGTGGCGCCGGTCGGGGTTTTCGTTGTGCTCCGGTCTGGTCCTGGCGCGGACGTCGACGACGGAGCGGAAGTGCGTTCGAGGAGCGCCGCGGCGGATTTGACCGCGGTGATGGTCGCGTCCGCGTTTGCGGGAATCGTCACGCCGGAGAGTTCCAGCCAGTCCCACTTGATGACGCGTTGTCCCCACGATCCTTTGATGTCCGCCACTTCGAGGGGCGCGAATCCGATCGACAATCCGCGAACGAGGCGACGTTTCACCGCCTCCCATGCGAAGTCGAGAATGTCTTTCAACCGTCCGGGCGTGTCGGACTTCTCCATCTGAATCCGGACGGGAATCCCGTCCGCGGTCGGGGTCGCATTGGTGAGATGTCCGACCGGCGTCGGTCCGACGAACGGGTCGCGCCCGTGCTGCCACAGAAACGGGAGCGGGAGTTTGAATTGCGCGCCGAGGGGTTCGACGATGTCCCCGACGCGATCGGTTGTCGGTGTCGTCGCGACGCCTTCGATGATGCGCCGCTCTTCGTCAACGGATTTGACGTCGAGGAGCGAGTACGCGCGGTTCATGGCCCGCGAGTCTCGCGCGGCGGTTGGTCAGCGGTCGAGAAGTACCCGGCTAAAGATCACCAAAGATCACCGAAGATCACCGAAGATCATCATCCCGACGTCGACGCCGCGACGACCGCGAACGTCTCGACGCGTTGTCCCGCGACCAGGTTGTCCGCGAGCGCGACGGTGACGAAGCCATCGATCGCGCGCGGCCCATGCGGACGGAGACGGAGCGCGAAGCGGAGATGTCGCGCGCCCGAGAGCGCGACTTTCCGGACGTCCACGACGCGATAGCACAGCCCACAGACCAGCGTCGCGGGAATGGTGATCGCGACGCCCGATCGCGTCGTCACGGGAATCGTCGCCGGTTCCATCGCGCCAATCAACCGGACGTCCGCCAGGACGTGACGACATTTCCCGACGTCGAGGCCTCCGCGGTCCCACGCCGCGACGACCTGGTCCATTGACTCGGGCGACAACGGTGTCCGCGGACGCGGGGTCGCGCGCTCCTTCAATGTCAACGGGTCGACGTGGTCCCAGGCGCCGCCGCGAGCTCGCGCCCGATCGAAGCCGCTGACGGTGCCCTCGCGACGTCGACGCGCCCGTTCGATGCGAACGTACGGCGGACGATAGACCTCGCCCAGGGTTCGCGGCTCGATGGTCCCGTCGACGACCGCGCGAATCGTCGCCGCTTCCAACGGCGCGAGGACTTCGCGAATCTCGTTCCGCGTCGGCCAGGTCGCGCCCATGTAGCGAATCCGCGGACCGTAGGGTCGTCGCGCTTTCGACAGCGTGAGGTCGCCAGAACGTCCCATCATTTCCCCTTTGATCGCGGCGCCAGGACGAGGAGGTCCGTCGCGCGGTCGACCAGGACGCGGACGCCGCCGCCCGGGGTCCGCCGCACCTGGACCGCGCCCTTTTCAATCCAGGTTTTGACAGTGCGGATGTTCACGCGCTCCAGGGCGGCGAATTCTTTGACCGTCATCTCCACGACGCGCCTCCGTTTCATCCCAAAAAGACCATCGAATACCGCGCGGGTTTCGGCGCGGCAAGTTGTGTCAACGCGTTGAGCGTCGCTTGTGGGCCGTCGATGCGTCCGCGCGATCGCTTCTTACTCGGGAGGACGTTCCCCTTTTCGTCCCCGCGCGGGACGACGTTCGTAATCATCAACGTCATGAGCGGGTTTCGATTGTGACGGACGCGTCGCTGGAGAATCCGCGCCTGGAAATCTTTCATCGGTTGGGAAATCAGCGCGTAGGTTTGCGGAATCGGAATCACTTTCAGATGGTCCTCGTCCTGTAATGTCTGGACCATTTCCTGAGCCTGCCAGGGGTCGTTACAAATCGCGGTCGCCTTCCATTTTTTTGCGAGTGCCGCCACCGCCTTCCGGACGACGATCCGATCGATGACGTTCCCCTCGGTGAGTTCGAGATGTCCCTGGGCGGCGAACACGTCATACGGGACGCGGTCGCGGTGTCCGCGGTCGACGATATTGTCCTTCGGCAACCAGAAGTGCGGCTCGATCGCGATGTCGGTCTCGGACAATTTCCACAGCACGACGGCCGCGGTGACGTCGATCGAACTGGAGAGGTCGAGTCCAATCCAGCAGGGTTTCCCGACCAGGTCGACCGCGCCGGGGAACGGCGGACACGCGTTCCAATCCGAGAGCGAGAAGTACGCCTCGACCGCCTCGATTTTTTGCCCGAGATAGAGACGGCGGAACTTCGCTTGCTCCGCGGGATTCGCGATCGCCTTCCGGCATTCCTTGCGGAGAAAATCCGGTTTGACCGAGACGTTCCAATTCGGATTCGCTTTGCGCCAGGTCGTCTCCTCGGTCCAGTCGTCCTCGGGGTCGGCCGCGGCGATGAAACAAAACCACTCGGGCAACGGGACCAGGTTGTCGAGGACGCGCGTCGAGAGGAGATGATGCTGGGCGTAGACGCTCGCGTCGTCCTGCCCCGCGGTCGTAATCTCGAACAAGAGCGGCTGCTCGCGCGTCCCCATGCCCGACTCGATGACCTCGATCAAGTCCGCGGATGGATGTTTGTGGACCTCGTCCGCGACCGCGACCGATGGACGGAGACCGTCGAGCGTGTTCGCGTCGGCGCCAAGCGCTTCGAGCTTCGAGTCGGTCGACGTTTGATGAAGGTTGTACTTCGAGACCGTGATGTGCTCTTTGAGCGCGTTCGAGCGGAGGACCATCTGGCGCGCCGCTTGGAACGTGATTCGCGCTTGGTCCTTTTTCGTCGCGACCGAATACCCTTCCGCGCCCGCCTCGCCGTCGAAAAAGGTCAGCAGGACGAGGAGACCGCCCGCGAGCGTCGATTTCCCCGACCCGCGCGGGAGTTCGACGAACGCGTTCCGGAAGCGTCGGAGACCTGTCGTTCGATGGACCCA